TATTTTACCACCCATATTTTGCCATAAACGACAAAAAGCGTAATCTTCTGACAGATATCTGCGTGTTTCTGGCTCTATCATGGTATCGAAGAAAGCATAATTCCAATCAGATGTTTTATGATAATCAAATTCTTTTTCATGCGATTGATTAATGTGTTGATCTGGCTTAAATTTTAAGTCTGGATAAACATTTGCCATTTGTTCAAACACTTGTTTTTTTATCATCATAAAACCAGTAGGACCATCTAAAACCTCGATAAATCCTTTTTCTAGTAGTATATTGTTAGGATCTTTTACATTTAAATTATATTGCAGTGATGCAGCTAATAGCTCGTCTTCTGATATATCTGGTTTATCTTTAAGTCTTTTTTTTACTTTTATCCAATCTATGGTTTTTCTTGGATAAATACCAGTTACAACATCTTTATCATAATCAAGCATCCTCATTACTGAATCAGGATTAAAAGCTAAATCAGCATCAATAAACAGAAGATGTGTGTAGTCACCGTCCATAAATAATTGAACAAGAGTATTTCTTGCTCTCGTTATTAAAGACTCATTACCTATAGTTCCAAACTGTAATTCAATTTTTTTAGAAGCTGCGAGAGCTACAAGTTGCATACAGCTTTTAAAATATTCTGTTGTGATTAGTCCGCCATAACAAGGAGTTCCAACAAAAATTTTATTCATGTTTCTGACCATAAATTTGTATGTTAGATGAAACAATTATTCTTTCTAAATCTCCATCGTATGAAACGTAATGCCACAATGTTGAAGGAAAAATGATTAATTTACCTAATATTGATTCTTCATCATATACTCTTTGGTTTGTTGTATTATGAGGTGATAAAAATGTCGTGGCACCGCCATTTGTTAAATAAAGCACAGTAGAAAAGTTTACACCCACTGAATCGTGTTGGTGCGCACCATGTGTAGAATTATTACCATAAACAGCCGTCCAATAATTTAAAAGATTTAATGTTAACCCTTCATTAGAATATTTATTTGCAACCTCATTAATTAATTTTTCATACTCATAAAGTTGTATTGGGTTTTTATAATCCGTAAAATAATTATGTGAGCTTGATGTTTTTGTAATTAAATTTTTTTTACTGTTTACTTCATCTACTAAAGGTTTCATCTCTTCGTCATTAAATTGAAATATTTGTAATGTTGTCGCGAATAGATGTTTTTTATTTATTATCACTATTACTATCTTTATAAAAAATATTAAGTGTATATCTTTCAGAGCTATCTCCAAAAGATTGCAAATCTGAGTGTGGTATTTTACTGCCATTAAAAAATAAAGCTCTGTTTTCAATGAAACCTATGTGTGATGATAAAGACTTACCTGTCATAAAACCTGTACCGTTATTTAATAAAGGTTCTCCTTTCACAAATAAAAGAAAATTAGCAACATTGTCTTTTTCAACGTCTACATGAAATAAAGGCTCTTTGTTGTTTTGTCTTTTGTGTGCACTAACTGAGATAGGCTCTAGATTTCTATTAGGAAAAAAATAATTTTTTATTAACTTTAACAAAGGATCTGTATGAAAACTGTGCGGAAAGGTATGTCTATAGCCATAAATCTGACCCTCTGGGTTTTTTACTTCTGCGTAATTAATATTTAAAAAGGTTTCTTGTAATGATTCTAATGTTTCAATTGATAAAAAATTATCAACATACATAACAAATTCTGTATTACTATTGTGTTGCATATTCTACTGTTAAGTATTCTATTTTTCTAACCCAACCACGAGGTATTGCTATTGCACCTCCACCATGATTATCGTCTTTGTCGACACACCATGATCTCATAATTACTATTTTGTCGTCACTATTTACCACCATGTATCCTACTTCTTGGCACACGGCCAACGGAGCAGAAACAATTTCTTTAATATGTAACCAACCGGTTTCTGTATCTTTTGCATCATGCCATGTGATTCTTACCATGGGAAAAGGTGTGTTAGAGTTGTTGTTCATCCTTATCTTTTTTTCTTTTAACAGTTACATTGAAAGATACAGATCTTCTTTCCTCATCTTGTGTTCTAAATGGATAAACCATGTGTGAGAGCCAAGACGGAAAGAGGTAAATATCTCCTACTTTTGGAGTTGCTTGAAATGTATGTCCATTAAAAGTAGCAGCTTGTCCACACTGCCATTGAATATCTCCTACACATGGAAAATG